AATTCGAGCAATTTTGCAGCAGAATGTGGTTAGATAATTGTGATGAGAACAAATCTTTTGGTAGTATAACATATACATTAGAAGAATACACAACTAAATACCACGATTGGTTAATGGAGAAATTCAATGGCAGTAACGACAAATAAGAACTTTTTATCACCGATAGGATTTAAATTTACTATCGATAATACTTTATATCCAAATTTGGACTATTTCTGTTCGAGTGTATCTTTACCAAGTATTTCATTATCAGCTGTAGAAATGCCATATAAAGGTGTCAATTTAGGTTATACAGGTGACAGATTAACATTTGATGATTTAACTATTACCTTTAACATAAATGAAGATATGGAAAACTATAAAGAAACCTTTGATTGGTTACATAACTGTATATCAACGAATGAGATATTTACATCTGATGCAGTTCTTAATATATTATCTTCGCATAATAATGTAACAAAATCAATTAGATTTTCTGATTGTTTTCCTACATCATTATCAGGTGTCGACTTTACATCAAATGCAACAGAAGTTGAATACTTACAGGCATCAGTAACATTTAAATATACAAACTTTGAATTTATTTAGCATGTACTTTTTACCATAAATATGGTATAATAGACAGTTAACTTTTTAATATGGAGAAATTATGAATTTAGATACTATTCATGAAATGTGGAAGAAAGATTCACAAATAGATGAAATGGCTTTGGATGAGTCCTCAAGAGACTCAGCGAAATTACACTCAAAATACTTAGAGCTACTCAGCTCACATCGCATGAGATTAAAAAAATCCCAACTAGAATACAAAATTATTCTTAGAGATAAATTTAATCATTATGGTGGTAAATTATCTCAAGAAGAAATGGATTCTAAAGGATGGGAATATGATCCTTTACATGGTCATACTGTTCTTAAAGGTGACTTAGATAAATACTATGATGCAGATCCTATAATTCAAGAGCATCAAGCTAAAATAGCATATCTCGAAGAAGTTGTAGATATTCTTAAAGCAATATTAGATAATGTCAAGTGGAGACATCAGAACATTAAAAATATGATTGAATGGCGCAAATTTACTAGTGGAATATAAAGTTATTATATAATGGAACGTATTGTTGTAGGTAAATTAAACGAAAGTTTTTTACAAGTGAGCTGTGAAGCTAGTACAGAAAGAGAGTTGTCTGAACACTTTTGTTTCTATGTTCCAGGTTATAAATTTATGCCTGCATATAAAAACAGAATGTGGGATGGTAAGATTCGTCTGTTCGATTATAGAAAGAAAACCATTTACTGTGGTTTATTTAATTACTTAAAACAATTCGCTGAAGAAAGAGGTTATAATCTTGTTACTGATTATCGACCTATCGGTAAAGAAAATATAGATGATCTTGTTTCCCGCCTGCCCCTGACGGCCGCAGGCGCGCCCATACGCCCCCGGGGGTACCAGCTGGCGGGGGTGAAGCACGCATTAACTAATCATAAAACATTACTATTAAGTCCTACCGCATCAGGAAAATCGTTAATGATATATTTAGCGATACGACACTTTTTAGAAAATAACGATAAACAAAATGTTTTAGTTGTGGTTCCTACAACATCACTTGTAGAACAGATGTATTCAGATTTTGGAGATTATAGTTCAACCGATAGTTGGAATGTTGCTGACAATTGTCATCGCATATATTCAGGAAAAGAAAAAATCAATTTAAATCATAGGGTTATCATAACAACTTGGCAATCAGTATATAAAATGCCTACGCCATGGTTTAAAGATTATGGTATGGTTATAGGTGACGAAGCACATAATTTTAAAGCTAAATCATTAACGTCTATTATGGAGAAATGTGTTAATGCTAAATACCGAATAGGTACAACTGGTACATTAGATGGAACTCAAACACATCAATTGGTATTAGAAGGATTATTTGGTCCTGTATATAAAGTTACTACTACAAAAGATTTAATGGATGCAGATGATTTAGCTCAATTAGAAATACGTATACTATTGTTAAAATACAAAGAAGAATATTGTAAAATTGTATCTAAGATGAAATATCAAGATGAATTAGATTTTATTGTAAGATATGGACCGAGAAACGAGTTTATAAGTGACCTTGCTGTAAAATTAAAAGGTAACACTCTTGTATTGTTTCAATACGTAGAAAAACATGGTAAACCTTTACATGATATTCTTAAGAAAAAAGTAGATAAAGATCGTAAATTATTTTATGTAAGTGGTGAAACTGACGTCGACACACGCGAGAATATTAGAGCTATCACTGAAAAAGAAAGTAATGCAATCATTGTGGCTAGCTTAGGTACATTTTCAACTGGTATTAACATTAAAAAGCTACATAATATTATATTTGCATCTCCTTCTAAATCTCAAATAAGAGTATTACAATCTATCGGTAGAGGTCTACGTAAGAGTGGGGATGATATAAATACTACTATATATGATATTGCTGACGATCTGCATTGGAAGACTCAAAAGAATTATACTTTGAATCACGCAGGCGAAAGAATACAGATATATAGTAAAGAGAAATTCGATTATAATATTAACGAGATAAAGATATGAACAAAGAATTTAAGTCACTTAACGTAAGACAATTCAAATTAATTAATGGTGATGATATATTAGCTTTAGTTAATTCTAAAGAAGATGATAAAGTTGTAGTAGAAAGACCGGTTTCTATTAAAACTAATATGTTGGGTGGATATCAACTAATTCCTTGGTTTCCATTCTCTCAACAAACGATATACATTATAGCAGATTCAGACATTCTAGCTCATGTTGAGATTGATCTCGATGTGAAAGAAACATATGTGAAGGCGGTTACTGCCACGTCTCCACGTACTACTACTCCTAAAATACTTAGTGAGGATGAACTATCGGCAGAATATGAAGATCTAATGAATGAAATATATGATGAAGATTTGGCCACCAAGAAGGTTATCCACTAATTATCTAGGGTATACCTCTGCCTCTCAGAAAGCCTCTTATATTATACCATATTTTGGGACATTTGTACATGCTTTTTTTCATTTATTTTCATTTAATTTAACTATGTACAAACGCTTAAAAGTGTGGTATAATATACCCTAATAAGCAAAAAATGGAGACTATATTATGGCTGATCCGAAGAAGAGAGCACATTATATTAACAACAAAGAATTTTCATGGGCAGTCGTTGACTACGTCAAAAGTGCAAATGATGCAAAAGAAGCAGGAAAGAAAGTACCAGTCGTAACAGATTATGTTGCTCAATGTTTTCTAAAAATATCAGAAGGACTGTCTCACAGACCGAACTTCGTTCGGTATACATATCGAGAAGAAATGGTTATGGATGCAGTTGAAAATTGTCTAAGAGCAATTAATAACTATAATATAGAAACTGCTACAAGAACAGGTAATCCTAATGCATTCTCATATTTTACACAGATCTGTTATTTTGCATTCATTCGTAGAATAGCCAAAGAGAAAAAACAACAAGATATTAAATTTAAATTTATTGAGAAAATGGGTATAGAAGATTTCGTTGCTATGGGTATGGACGGTGAAGGTGCAGAACAAACTATGAATTATGTAGACACTTTAAGACAACGTATATCTAAAGTAAGAGATCATGATACCGCATTAAAAGAATTCGAAAAAGAGGAAAAAAAGAAGCTTACAAAACTTGAGCTATTCATGGTATGAAAGTAGCAATATTGAATGACACTCATTGCGGTGTCAGAAACTCCTCAGACATTTTCCTTAACTATCAAAAGCGTTTTTATGATGAAGTATTCTTTCCGTATTTGAAAGAACATAATATAACAAACATACTACACTTAGGTGATTATTATGAACATCGTAAGTTTGTTAATTTTAAAGCACTAAACCAAAATCGTAGAGACTTTTTAGAACCAATGAGAGATATGGGTATTACTATGGATATAATTCCTGGTAACCATGATGTGTTTTATAAGAACACCAATGAGCTCTGTTCACTTAAAGAATTACTTGGTTACTTTACGTCCAATGTTAACATAATTATGAAACCCACAGTTCTGGACTATGCTGGAATGAAAGTTGGAGTCGTACCTTGGATTAATAATTCGAATTATACTGAATACACTGAATGGTTAAAAACATGTAAAGCAGATATTATTGGAGCACATTTAGAATTAAAAGGATTCGATATGATGCCTGGAATACAAAATCCCCATGGAATGAGCGATGATATATTCCAAAGATTCGAAATGGTATTATCAGGACATTTCCATACTAAATCAAAAAGAGATCCAATTCATTATTTAGGTTCTCAATTTGAAATGACATGGGCAGATGTTGATGATCCAAAATATTTTCACATTCTAGATACTGAAACAAGAGAATTAGAACAAATAAGAAATCCAGTTACAATCTTTAAGAAGTTCGTATATGATGATAAGAAAATAGACTATAATACAATTGACATTGAACAATTTAAACATAAGTTTGTTAAGCTTATCGTATTGAATAAAACAGATCTATACATGTTTGATAAATTCATAGATAGATTACAAACAATAGAAACATACGAACTAAAAATTGCAGAGAACTTTGAAGAGTTTCTCGGTGATAGTGTTGATGATGACAAAGTAGATTCTATGGAAGATACTACTGAATTATTAGATACATATGTTGAAGCGGTCGACACTGATCTAGATAAAGACCATATAAAATTAAAATTACGTGAGCTATATACTGAAGCACAAAACCTCGAGATAATATGATTGAATTTAAAACTTGTAAGTGGAAGAACTTTCTGTCCACTGGTAATGAATTTACAGAAGTACAATTAGATAGAGCACCAACAACATTAATTGTAGGAGCAAACGGAGCGGGTAAATCTACATTGTTAGATGCTATTTCTTTTGGCCTATTTGGTAAACCACATCGTGATATTAAGAAAGATCAAATGATCAATAGTATTAATAAGAAAAACACGGTTGTCGAGGTAGAATTTAATGTAGGTGGACAAGAATTTAGAATTTATAGAGGAATCAAACCGAATAAGTTCGAAATATATCAGAATGGGCATCAAATTAATCAGGC